CAGGGGCCGCTCTGCGGGCGAATTGGTGTCGCCACCGGACTCGACTGTTCAACCCCGGTATGTCCGGACTGTGAAGCGGCCAGCGCGACGGATCCAGACGGATGCCCCTTCTGCCGACCGAACCCCGGACCGACAGAACTCAGCGGACCAAACCGATCAGGAAAACTCCGCTGGTGAGTAGCTCGGCGACCCGCCCCATACCCAAGCGAACGTCCACGGGCTTCGCTGCCGGTTACCGTCGTTCCGTTGGCTTGAGCTCGCATGCTCGCTACGAGAGTGACCCGAACGGCTGGGTGGACAAGGTCGTCAAGGAATACCTTTGGTCCAAGCAGCGCGAGATAAACGACTCTGTCGTGGCTCACCGCTATACGGCTGTCAAGTCCGCGCACGATACGGGCAAGTCATTCGACATGGCTCGCCTGATGGGCTGGTGGATCGATACCAAGCCTGACCCGTTCGTGGTCACGACGGCGCCGACTTGGAAGCAGGTCAACTCTATTCTCTGGCGCGAAGCGCGCCGCGCGCACAGAAAGGGGAAGCTCGGTGGACGGATCAACCTGGACGCCGAGTGGTACATCGGTAGTGACGAGTTGGTGGCTTTCGGTAGGAAGCCAGCCGATTACGACCAGGCAGCCTTCCAAGGCATCCACGCGCTCAACGTACTCGTCATCATCGATGAGGCTTGTGGCGTCCCCCAGCAGATCTTCGAAGCGGCCGACTCACTTGCGACTAATCAGAGGGCAAGGGTTGTCGCCATCGGGAACCCCGACGATCCCGCGTCCTACTTTGCGTCTGTGTGCCAGCCCGGATCAGGCTGGAACGTCATAAAGATCAGCGCGTACGACACACCGGCGTTCACTGACGAGGAAGTGCCGGACTATTTGTACGACTACCTCGTTTCGGAACAATGGGTTGACGAACGTGTCAAGCGCTGGGGCGTTCGTAGCCCGATCTTCATCTCCAAGGTACTAGGCGAGTTCCCTGATATCAGCGACGATACGTTGCTGACGCCGCGCATGCTGCGCCAGGCTCAGGAACAAGACTTGTATCCCAAGCCCGGTGATGACCCCACCTACGGCTTCGATATCTCCCGGTTTGGCGACGCCTGGTCTGCGGCTGCCCGCGCGTTCGGTGGTCGTGTGCGTATTGTGAAGTCATGGCACTTGATGCCGACCAACCAGAGCGTCAACGAAATCACTAAGGTCCTGAACGAGGAAGAGGACTGGGGCGAGAGCTCAACTGCCAACATCGACGTCATCGGCCTAGGCGCAGGTGTGTACGACCAAGCTATCGAGCAGAAGCTGCCGGTGCTTCCGCACAATGGTTCGGAGCAGCCAAACGACACAGAGCGCTTCTACAACAAGCGTGCCGAGGACTGGTGGCACGTCAGGGAACTGGCTGAGGCCGGTGAGCTTGATCTACCAGAACAAGGGGAGGACGATGAACTAATCGCGCAGCTTGGCTCCATCAAATGGAAGGTCATGCCAGGCGGAAAGATCGCTATCGAGAGCAAGGAGGACATGCGCAAGCGTGGTCTTCCCAGCCCCGATAAGGCGGACGCCGTGATGATGGCGCTCTCGCCGGGACTCAGTATCTGGGTTCCAATGTCCGTTCGCAACAAGACATCTGAGGGGTCGCTTACCAACGACCTTCTCAATAAGCAAATGTAGGGGAGTGAACATGACTCACACGCATACACGCACCGTCGTCGAGCCGCCCGTCTCAAAGGGTCTCGCGACCGTCTCCGGTCTGATCGCAGCGGGCGGACAGTACGCTGCCGCAGTCGCGCTGTTCCTGACCGAGGACGACAAGGTTCTGGCTGCCGGTCCGCTCGGCACCGCGACCGCGACGCTCGTCGCAGTCATTCTCGGTCGCATGTATCAGGCGGCGAAGAAGTCGTGAGCGACCGCGCTTTCACCATCGCGTCACCGACGATGGAAGGGGCCGACGTCAAGGCGTGGCAGGAGTGGCTCAACGGCCACCTGGAGTTCTGGCATGTCCCGTTCATGATTCCGACTGACGGGCACTACGGTCCACTGACGCGCTCCGTGTCCAAGAGCGTCGCGTACGGCATGGGCATCGACACCGGCACCATCGTCGAGCACGGCGTCACGGCTGCCCTGCGCAGCAAGATGCGCAACGCCGATCTCAGCACGGCGGAACTCGTACGTGCGCAGCAGCGGCGCGAGGACTGGCTGCCGCGCTACCGCGAGCGCTTCGAGCGCAAGAATGTGTCAACGCCGACGCCGGTCATCCTCGAGTCCTCGTGGGGTTGGCATCCCGGCGTCCACGACGGCGTCGACCTGATCGCGCCGTGGAAGAACCCCTGTCTGGCGATCTGCACGGGCATCATCGTGCGCGCCGACGCCGAGGGCTGGTGGGGCAGCAATCCGAAGCCCAGCCCCGGCCATCCCGTCAGCGACGGCGCGGGCATCGTGATCCTCGAGAGCTCGACAGATGCCGGTCCGTTCAAGCGCGGGCTGCACTTCGGCTATGGACACGCCAAGCCGGTCGACGGCGTGAAGAAGGGGACGCTGGTGCGCGCGGGCGAGATGATCGGTCGCGTCGGCTTCGCCAACGCCGCGCACATCCACTTCATGGTCAACGACGACAAGCCCGTGAGCGGCTTCTACCGTGGCGTCGGCGATCGCGACCCGATGCCGTACGTGGACTACGCACGGAGGAACGACTGATGTACCTCGTTCCTCTGGTCAGTCCGGGCGCCTCAGACGAGGGGCTGCTCAAGGACGGTCTCTTCCAGGTGTACGACGACAACGGCGATGCCACTGAAATCGTCGGTCGTCTGGAGGTCAGCTTCCTGACCGGGTTCGGCCAGGGCGCGCGCATGCGCTCCGAGGTCTACTTCGTCACGTCACCCGAGATCCAGGATATGGTCGCCTGATGGCAAACTCCACCGCCCCAACCAAAGAGCTAGGTTCCTCCGGCGAACGGAGTGCTCGTGTCGTGGGTTGGGGCGGTGGCCCGCCCTCGTGGTCATACTTCGGCAGTGAAGCGCTGGAGCACGTTCCCGAACTCAAGTGGAAGCCGCTTGGGAAGGGCATGGTTCGCACGTACCACAACATGCGGACAGACGCGCAAGTCCAAGGGCTGTTCCTCGGTTCAACGCTGCCGGTACGTCGCTACAACTACGCGCTCAACAAGAACGGTGCCCGAGCGCGCACGCTGAAGCGCATCAGCACCAACTACAACATTCCGATCAAGGGCGAAGAGGACAAGCCGCGCGGTCGGCGCAAGAATCGTTTCAAGTTCGAAGAGCATCTACGCATGGCGCTGCTGGCGCTGCTCTACGGCCACATGTACTTCGAGCAGTCAGGTGAAGTCGGTGGCGACGGCTACTGGAATCTGCGCAAGCTCGGACCGCGCATGCCCGCGACCCTGATGGACATCCAGACGGATGACGACGGTGGGCTAGCGCGCATCATCCAACGCACCAAGAAGACACGTCCCAGTGGCTTTGGTTCGCTGGGTTACGGACTGACCGGTCAGACACCTATCCCGGTCAATCGTCTCGTTGCGTACATCTGGGAGCAGGAGGGTGGCGACTGGATCGGTCGCTCGGCGCTACGTGGCATCTACAAGAACTGGGTCGTCAAGGACCGCGTACTCAGAGTCGGTGCTATCAACATCGAGCGCGCTGGTGGCGTTCCAGTGATCAGGGCGCCCAAGGGTGCGCTTCAGAAGGATATGGACGATCTAGCGCTGATGGCGCAGCAGTTCAAGATCGGTGAAGACAGCGGTGGCGCGATTCCGCACGACGCTGAGCTCATGCTCGCGAAGGCGGCTGGCGGCGACGGTGCTGTCGATTACATCAAGCTCCAGAACGAGGAGATGGGCCGAGGCTGGCTCATGATGTTCCTCAACCTTGGCCAGACTACTTCCGGCTCACGTGCACTCGGTGGTTCCTTCATCGACCTAGCGCTGAACGCCTACGAGGCGATCGCTGAGTGGTACCTGGGAATCTTCAACGAGCACGTCATCGAGGACGACGTAGACTGGAACGAGGGTCCTGACGCTAAGTCGCCCATCGTCGGCTACACGCGCAACGATGATCGCCAACTTGACGTGCGCGACTTCGTCAGCTTGGTGGATAAGCGCATCGTTACTCTGGATGACAATCTCGAGGCGTGGGTTCGGGACGAGTACCAGATGCCGAAGCGTGACCCGAACGCAGAACCGCGCCAGCTACCTTCTCCGGTACCGGCACCGGGGGAGACGGGCGCGGGTGCGGCGGCGGCGGTTCACTCCCCTCTGCCAAGCCGCTCCGCGTCCGGAACTTTGGATGACATCGGGCTGGACAAGGACGTGCTCAAGCAGGCAATCAAGGAGCAGCTAATCGACATGGGGGTCAATCGAGATGCCTGACACGCCTGAGTTGGTCACCATTCCGCGTGTCCCACTGGTGGAGACGGGTGTGGACTGGCCTGCCTCGACAGGTCCGGTCACGTTCACGTCGCGCCATCTGTATGCGGCTGCCGAGGCGCCCTACAGTGATCCGGCTGTCAAGCTGCCGCGCATGCGGTTCGGTCACACGGGTGCGAGCGCGACGCCGACGCAGTCCGCTGGTGGCTTCGAGGAGCAGCCCTGCGTGGGTAAGTTCGTCAACCTACGCGTGGAGGATGAAGGCAATACGCTCTACGCCGACCTGGCGGGAGTGCCTAAGTGGTTGGCTGCGATCCTTCCGGTCGCGTACCCCAACCGCTCTGTGGAGGCTTGGTTCGACGTGACCAGCATCTCCACTCAGAAGGAACATGACATGATCATCACATCGGTGGCGCTGCTGGGGGAGAACCTCCCCGGCGTGCAGACACTAGATGATCTCGAGCTTCTGTTCTCGGATGAGGGACCAGGTGAAGAATGGGTCACCGGTCTCAACGCGGGAACGAAGGTGGCAGCCCAAGGACCTACCAAAGGAGGAGTCAAGTTGCCAACGCACGTCGCTGCGTCCGTCGATACCGGCGACGTGCGCAGTGCGTTCTACGAGCAGGTGGCCGTCGATGACCAATACTGGTGGTGGTTGCACCAGATCTATCTCGACCCGTCAGCCTGCATCGCCGAGGGCGACATGCCCGGCGAGTACTACTACTGCCCGTACGAGTTCACGGACGGTGCAGTGGAGTTCGGCGAGCCCGTTGAGGTCTTCATCCAGTGGGTGGAGAAGGATTCGGGCAACGTGGCCGCGAAGCTGAAGCAGGTCTTCAAGGCTCCCACCATCTCGTCCGACGCGGATGAGACATTCGCGCTCGCGCAGGACAGCCGTCCGGCGGAGCGCCAGAAGGAATTCAACAACAAGGAGGCGAAGGGCAGCGTGCCCATCGACATCAACGCCCTCCGGGGTCTGACGGGCCTGTCCGCCGAGGACCTGCCTGACGACGCCACGGAGGAGCAGATCAACGAGGCGATGGCCGCCGCAGCCGAGAAGGCAGCGGAGGAAGTCGTCGAGGAGGAGGAGACCGAGGACACTCCGGTCACCGCTTCCGCTCGCAAGAAGGTGCTGGCGGAGCTCGCGAGCGCCGGGCTGACGGTCGTCGAGGCGACCGCCTACCAGGAGACTCAGGCCAGCGTGGCTGAGCTCAAGACCGACAAGGACAAGGCCGAGAAGTCGCGACGCGAGGGCGTCGTGCTTCAGGCCGTGCGCGATCGCAAGATCCCGCGTGCTGCGCTGGCCCACTGGAACGGGCTGATGGAGAAGGACCCCGAGGGCACTGAGGACTTCCTCAAGGCGGCGGCGAAGAACGCCGTGCCGGGGAAGCCGATCGGGACCGACGAGGATCTCGGCGCGCCCGAGAGCCCGAGCGGCCGCGCGGTCGCCGGGCAGGGAACGGGTCTGTTCCCGAAGCTGGACGCGCGGCGCAGCATGGCGGGGAGGCGATAGCACATGCCGACCGCAGTCATGGAGCCGATCTTCGTCCAGAGCGACGAGGTCACCTGTCACGCGATGGGCGTCATCCGCCTCGCGCGCGGTGTCGTGGTCTCGGCCACGCCGCCGGTCGGTGGCATCCTCGGGACGGAGAACATCAACGTCGCCGAGGTCTCGGCGGCAGGTGCTCAGCCGTTCGGGTTCGCTCGCTACGCGGGCATCCTGGACGACCAGATCCCGATCATCCGCGCCAACTGGATCGTGCAGTTGGTCGTCGGCGCGACGCCGGTCGTCGCAGGCAACCGGCTGGCGCTGGACAACCAGGGTCGCGTGATCCCGTACGTCGGTACGGCAGATGCGACGACCAATCCATTCATCGTGGGCATCGCCCTCGAGTCCAACGCTGTGGCCGACACCCTCGTGGGCGTCGCGCTCCAGTGCTTCTAGGAAGGTGGTGAGCTAAGTGCCCGAAGGAACCATCGAGCTTCTCACCTTCGACATCAGGAACGGCGTGCCGGGTCTGACCGACGGTGAGGCGTTCATCCCGATCGCCGCGTCCAACGGCCAGCAGTTGAACGGCCAGCAGGCGTTCGCGGCGTTCGATCCGCAGTTCGCGTACGGCGGCGGCGCGCAGGCGGGCTGGCCGTCGGCCTACCCGCTCGATCCGCCGACCATCTCCGGCACCCTGATCACGATCGATGAGCTCCTGGAGGAGCCCGAGCGGATCACGCGCGACGTCGCTGACATCGCGATGGAGCGGTTCTACATGGACCGTGTGTTCACCGTCGGCGGTGGGCTGACCAGCGGCTCGGTGCTCTTCGAGCGTCCGAACCCGCTGGCGACCGACCTGTACGGTGAGCGGGAGCCGAAGGAAGTCGCGCCGGGCGCGGTCTTCCCGCTCCAGACGTTCGCCCGTGGCGTGCCGATGCTCGCCAGGCCGAAGAAGATCGGCAACAAGTGGCCGGTGACCAAGGAGGCGATCAAGCGCAACAACACGCGCTACATCGCCCGCCAGATCACGCAGACGGCCAACACGATCCGGCGACGGATCGAGAATATGGGCATCGCCGAACTCCAGGCGGTGGTCACGGCGACGACTCGGTTCATGAACGGAACCGACTGGTCGGCCTACGCTGGCACCGCGTGGAACTCGCGCGTCGGCACGTCCGGCCCGACGGCCGACATCATGGCTGCCTGGGCGGCCGTGGATCTCGAGCAGCGAGGTCACAACCTCGACTCGATCATCCTGCACACGACGAACGCGATGGAAGCGCTCCAGGCGTTCCCCGGCATGACGCTCGCCCAGATCTTCGGGCAGGCGCTGGACCCGATGGGAAGCGCTACGAGCATCAACAACGTGTTCGTCACGCCGCGCTATACGCTCGGTCGCGCGTTGCTCTACGAGTCCGGCCAGGTCGGCGAGTGGCGCAACGAGTTCCCGCTCGAAGAGGAGACCGAGTGGGAGGGACCGGCGTCCACCACGGGCGCGCAGCGCTGGTGGTACCAGTGGAGCATCTCCCCGATGTTCTTCGTCGACGACCAGTTCTCCATGATGGAACTGAGGGGGCTGTGAACATGACCGACACCGACACGACCGCACCGGTCGAGGACGACGCCGTCGTGAGCGACGACGAGCAGGACGCGACTCCCAAGATCTACGAGGTTCGCGCGGCTGCGGCCCGCTACTTCGTCAAGGAGCCGATCAACGGCCCCGATGGCGTTCAGATGAAGGACGCCAAGGGCGACCCGCTCTACACGCTGCACGCCGAGATCGCCAACAAGGGGCAGTTGCTCACGTTGCCCGACTACCAGGCAGCGGCGCTGCTGAAGGACGACATCATCCAGGAGGTCGGCTCGGCGCCGATCTACGGCATCCACGAGAACGCCCCGCTGTACGCAACGCCGTTCAGCGGCCCCGTCATCGACTCGGAGACCGGCAAGCCGGTCAACTGGGCCGGTCCGGTGATGGGCGATCCGAATCCCGCCGGTCCGGGCACGCCTGACATCGCGCTCACCACCGGCGCGGCGGGCGGCGCGTTCACGCCCGAGCAGTTGGCTGAGCTCATGGCGGCTCAGCGCAAGATGAACGGCGAGGGCGACCCCGACGTTCTGCCCGGCCTGACCGACGACGAGCAGGCCTCGTTCGACGGCTACAAGGAGATGGACAAGTCAGACCTGCTCGCTGAGGCAAGCGAGCGCAAGCTCGAGATCGTGCGGCGTGACGGGCGTACCGATCTCGAGCCTCGGGTCGAGGACCTCGCCTACGCGCTGGCGAAGGACGACGCGGCGCACGAAGGGGGAGGCGAGGACTGATCAAGTAGGTCACTGCGCGGAGTCATACCCCTAGGGATTCTCCTCCGCGCAGTGACCGTCCTCGAACGATCATGACGAAAGAGATCACATTCGAATCACTCGCCATCCGCAAGCTCGCGGATAAGAGCGAGAGCGTTCGCATCACGAGGTTCGATCCGGACACGGGCGAGCGCAAGCTGGTCAATCCGACCACTCCCGGTGAAGACCATGAGCCGTGGCCTCTTCTCGGTATTCGCGTCGAGGAAGCTCCGGAGTATACACGGCTGTCTACGAAGTTCGTCCAGTTGGGGAAGCAGGAGGGCTGGATCGAGGTCGAGAACGAACGACCGGCTTTCCGTCCAGGTGGCCCCGCCAATGACCCCTGGCGCGCAGACAAGGTGCACACGTTCCTGCACGTCGACACGATCATCTTCAAGACGCTGGACGGCGACGTGCGCTACGAGCCGTTCGGCGATCGGGGGCAGCCGGACAAGTACGACGGCGACACTCCCGTCCCCAGCGACGTAGATGGGGCTGGCAACCCCGACCATGAGGTCGAAAACTTCTACACGCTGAGGAAGGTGTCGTAGATGGCCGACTTCGCATTCAACCGCGCAAAGGGTCGCGGCGTCCAGTGGGTCGAGTTGATCATCGGCAACGCCTCGCCGTTTGTCAACGCTCAACTCGTGATCACTCTGTGGCGGCGCGGTTCCATGACCGATGCGGCTGGCAAGGACTACGATGATGTGGCTGCGCTCGAAGGCGACGCGCAGGCTGCGGAACTCGTTTCGGGTACGAACGCCAACTACGTCGAGAAGCTCATCAACGAGGCGACTGTCACTCGCACGTACGACGACACGAACGAGTGGGTCGACGTCGACTTCCCCGACCCGACGTGGACGGCGCTCGGCGCGGGCGGTACAGCCATCACCGACCTCCTCGTCGCCTTCGACAACGACTCGACATCGGGAACGGTGCGAGATGCGGCTGTGGTGCCATGGACATTCCACGGCTTCGCTGTCACGCCCGACGGATCCGATGTCACGGCTGTCCTGCCCGCTGGCGGATTCTTCAGGGCATCATGAGCGGCGTTCTCCTCGATCCCCGTACTGGCAAGCCGGAGCCGCCGGAATGTTTCCGCGATGGCTTCGGCAAGCCAGATGGTGCAGGACCTGGATTGATCCATCAGTGGGTCAATCCCGACATCGACATTCCCGACCACATCAAGGCCAGTCTGGATCGGGCTGCTGAACTCAAGGGCATCTACGACATCAGGAACGGCGGCCAGTTCTGGGAAGAGGTCGTGTACGCACCGCCAGTTGACGGCGCTGCTGTCACGAACAGCACGACAGAGACCATTATGGTCCCGAACTTCACGTGGCCGAACGCAGGGCCGCAAGCGTGGTACGTCGGCAAGCGCGTCAGATATACGCTCTGGGGGCGCGTGTCGACGGTCGTGACGACGCCTGGCACGATCACGTTCAAGTTGCGCTGGGGCGGCGTGGCGGGAACGACGCTGGTCACGTCCAAGGCGCAGCGTCCCAAGACCACGGTCAGCACGAACATGGCTGGCGTTGTCGTGTTCGAGGTTCACTGTCGTGCTATCGGTACGGCTGGTTCGCTTTTCACGATGGGCTTGAGCGACCTGGCCAATACGATCGGTGATGCCGCTTCCATCGGCGAGCGTATGTGGCCTGACGCGGCTGCTGCTGTCGCGGCCGACCTGACCTCGGCCAATGCGTTGACGCCCACGATCACCTTTTCCGTGTTGACGGCCACGACATCGTGGACAACGCACATCGGCACGATCGAGGCGCTGAACTAACCCGCCATGCCCTGCCGCAGTCTCAACGGTTCGACCGACTTCATCAGATGCTCCGGCGCGTTCGGGAACCCGAATTCCGCACGCGCTGGCAGCATGATGGTCATCGGCAAGGCGTTGAGCACACCGTCTAGCGCTGAGTGCTACGTGCAGATTTCTTCGGCTGTAGGAGGGCTGACCGGGCTGTTTGGTTTCTACGACAACTCGTCGGGTCAGCTTACGTGGGGGACGGATAATCCTAACGCTGATACTTTCTCGACAATCATCCCACCTGTCGGTACGTGGGCAGTGATGGGACCGAGCAAGGGGTCGGGTACGGTCGCGCCACGCATGCACATGGCTCCTATTGGTGGGGCGGCTCCGCTGCACGGTAATGTCGGGAACACCGTGCCATCTTCAAACGGGGCCGCCGGTACTCAGATCTACATCGGCCAGTTCCAGGACGCAACTGGCTTCCACGATTACCAGATTATTGCGATGGCGTACTGGGAGGGAGTCCTTCTTCCCGACACGGCTTACGAATACGTTGCGAATAATCCCTCGCTAAGGACGCTTCGTGAATTGAACCCGATGGTCCTGCTTCGGTTCGACCAAGACTTGGTCTCGCAAGGTGTCGTCGACATGATGGGCGTCGCAACTCAGGCGGCTATCTCCGGCACCAGCGTTGTCAACGACGTACCGACTGGCTGGGGATCCGATCTTCCGCTGATGTACGCACTCGCGGCGGGTCCTAGTTTTGCTGACCCGGCTATCAACATTGAAGCAGAGCATCCTCGGCTCAGCTTTACTAATCTTGAGACCAATCAGAACAGCGACCCCGAAGCGCTAGCTATCGCGCAGCCGTATCAGCGTAAGACGTTCACGGCCGCAGGACGGCGCTGGCTGTTCTACGGTGATCGCGGAACCGGACAGACGCAGATGATGCTGACGAGCAGCACTGACGGCGGTGTTACCTGGAAGACTCCCGTTGCTCTGCGGAACCTAGATAACAATGGCTTCAACGTCGGTGGTTCCTACTTCGATACGCATTTTGATGGAACGTTCATTCACTATGCTGTCGGGCTTCTGGACATCACAGCTACCGGCGAGTTCATCTACTACCGACGCGGCACGCCTAACGCTGACGGTACGATCACATGGTCAGCCGCTGAGCAGCAAGTTGTTCAGGGGACTAACAGCAGCGTGTTGGAAGTCTCTGTAACAACTGACTCGGCCGGTAAGCCATGGATTATTTACGAAGACTTCGGTGCTCAGTCCGCAGTCGTCGTGGCAAGCAGCGTCGCCGATGGTACTTGGTCGATGCGCGGCGGTTTTCCATTCACGCTCTCAACAGACTTCGTTCACTGGTGGACGTGGATTGGCGCGCTCAGCGGTGGTAAGATGGTGGTTGCTTTCTGGACCGAGGACGCTGGTCTTACTTCGGACGGCAGCACGATATACACTCGGGTCTTTGATGGTGCCTCGTGGAGCTCACAAGATTCGATTGATGGCGGGTCAAAGGTTGACGGAGTTACTACGAACATCGCGTTCGTTACTAATCCCGTGACTGATGATACGTACTATGCGTTTGGAGATGCGTTCAGCCAGACGCAGGTGATCAGGCGCGATAGTACGGGCGCTTACTTCGGCGGGAATGTCTCTATCATCCTTGGTGCAATGCCGGGCTTGGCTGTTGCACTGAATCCAGCTAGCGGCATCCTCGATCTGATTGGGCTAGATCCTCAGAGCACGGCGGGGCTACTGCATTACACGCTCACGTCCGGTGTGTGGGCGGCTGTCGATCCGCTTACTATCAATGAGGGCGATATTCACCCCGGCGGCATGACCATCTCTGAGCGGCCGGACGGTAATGAATACGTAGTCGCTATCCAGCGATATAACTTCGTGGGTGGTAACGATCCGATCGATCTGTTCTATATTCCGGTCGCTCCTTTCGTCGGCGGCGGCGGACCATTCTTCATAAACATTGGCCGCGTCACGGAAACCAACGCAGCTAGAGCATTTACGAGCGCGAAGAGTCGAGCGATTGTACGCGTCACAGAGACAGATGCCGCGCGGGCTGTCGCGTTCACCAAGGCGCGCACTCTCACTCGTGTTATCGAGACAGACGCAGCGCGCGCACTGACCTTCACTAAGGTGAAAGCGTTCGGTCGCGTAACGGAGACTGAACTAGCGCGTGCGCTCGCAGCCGTACGGCAGGTTGCTTTCGGTCGCGTGACTGAGACCAGCTTGGCAAGGGCTCTTTCTTCTGCCAAGGCGCTACTGCTCGGGCGTGTAACAGAGAGCGATCTTGCCAGGAATATCTCGTCCAGCGCTCCGAAGAATATTGCTGTGGCGCGAGTGATCGAGACTAATCTTGCTCGCGCATTGACGTTCACCAAGGCTAAGGCGATCACGCGCATTACGGAGAGCGACGCCGCACGTGCGCTGGCGCAACTGAAGCAGAAGGCGATCAACCGGATCACTGAAACGGATGCGGCACGTACGCTAGCCAACCGGCTAAAGTCGATGCCGTTTGGGCGTGTGACAGAAACAGATACGGCTAATCAGATCTCCACTTCAGGGTTGAAGCTGATTGCGCGCGTAAACGGGACAGATCTGGTACGTCCAATCACTCGAATCAAGACGACCACGTTCAATCGTGTTACCGAGACAGACTTGGCGCGACCTATTTCCTTCTTCAAGGTTAGGACGATTAGCAGGGTTATCGAGATTGACACAGCACAGTCGCTGGCTCGAGTTCATACTCGCCAGATTGGTCGTGTCCTCGAGAACAATACAGTTCGATCACTCAGCTTCATCTTCACTCATAGGATCGGCCGTATCACCGAACTAAATACTGCGCGTCCTATTCTTTCTGTGCTCAAGTCAACGCTAGGCGCACCGCCGCGTAGAACTGGTAGCCTAGGGCCAAACTTCAGGCCCGGCCGTATCGGAACTCAACCTTCTGGTAGCCTGCACACGTCTACGGATGTTCCCGGGAGGGTTCAATGAGCTTCATCGAGTTCCTTGATATGAAGCCGCCTGCGCGTACAGCGCCGGACAATGCTCCCTGGACGACGTACACGCTGGAGGCTTCTCCTGACGGTACCGCTTGGACTCCCTTCGAAGGTCCGACAGCGTTGGCGCCTGCCGTTACCGATCCCGCTAGTCCGCCTGCGTATAGCTTCACCAGCGTCGACGCACCGGTTGGGGCGATCTACTTCCGTGTCAAGTGGACAGATGGCGTCGGTGTGGATTTCTTCACTGATCCATTGCAACGTCCGCGTGCGCTGCCAGCTTGGACGCCCAGCCTAGGTGAAGTGGCATCGAAGATCCTTGTTCGCACTAAGATGGCGAATGGCAAGCTCGCTTATACGTTCACAGATAAGACGCCACCAGTTACGGCTGAGGCTGTCTCTGTGATCATCGCCTACTCCGTCGATCGCGTAGCGCCGATATTCGGCGGCTACGAGATTACCGATGCGACTAAGGCTGCCTCCGCGCGTACGCTGACCGCGCTATGGGCTGCGATGCAAATCGAGCTAAACTTCTTCGCGGAGCAAATCGAGAGCGGACAGTCTCCGTATACTTACTTGAAGGAACAGTGGGATGACGCGACCGGTGAGGACGCAGCCGGTGTGGGCGATGCAGATGATCTCACGGGGCACATCAGCCCGTCGTGGAAGTTTGAGCGCAGGAAGCATCTCAGATGGTAGGTGCTCGAATCACATACAGCGGCTTCGACAGAGCGATCGCGATCCTCGAAGGAACGTCGGGCGCAGCCGACAATATGGATCTCGCCTGGGCGAAGGTGCACAACCTGCTCAACAGCATTTCCAAGAACCAATTCCAGTACGGCGGACAGCGCGGTCCGAACAAGTGGGCCAATCTCAACCCCGTCACGATCGCGCGCAAGCGACGCGACGGCTACCGGCTCAAGAAGATGTACCGTACTGAGCGCACAGCTGATTCGCTGGCTAAGCGCAACGACCCTGATCACGTGTGGCGTGTGGTGCCTAGCTCCAATACAGCGTTCTACGGATCAAAGACGGATGCGTTCGCCGCGCAGATGGAGGAAGTTGGCGAGCGGCCCTTCCGTCCACCCGTAGATCTGAATGAAGAAGACGTGACTAAGGTCGCCAAAATCCTGATGGATCACGTCATGTCAGGCGCAGCCAGTAAGCAGGCGCGTATCCTAGGTCGCATCACGCAGGCGGTGGACTGATGCCGACTACGATGGGACCTGCTCCGCTTGACCCCGCTCAGATCGAGCAGAAAGTCATCGCGTACTTCGAGAAGTATTTCGTTCAGTACGCTGCTGAATTCGAGCGTCAGCGCGGGTACGCAGCACAATGGTTCCCGCCGCCGCTGCACTGGGAATCATCTGGACAGTTCACTACTTGGCGCGAAACCTCGCTGCCTCACGTGGTGGCTGTCTTCGCCGGTACGCTCGATGGCATGCACCGTCATGGCGACGGTCAACACGACGCGCTTGTGATGATCACCATGGTCATCGTCTGCGGTGCCAACGACCGTGCATCAAGTCGCGCACTCAGCCAGGGCTATGGAGCGATTCTCTCTTGGATCGGCGCTGAGGCAGGCGACGCAGAGACCAACTTCATCCGTGAGATCAATGTCATCGACGTTGATTACACGCAGGAGGACGATAACGCCACGGTAGCCACCGCAGCGATCTCCTTCTCGGTTGATATCTTCGGTTTCCTATTCGACCAGGGAGGTCCGGTAGACACAGACCCGCCAGACGATCCATACACAGACCCGCCAGAAGAACTGCCGTTCATCGACACAGCAATCCTAGACATCGAACTGAAGGAGATCCCGTGAGGTTCAGGAGCGGAAGCTCCCACTCGGAGACTCTCGCCGATGGCCGTGAGGTCGGACCTTACGGCGAATTCGAGTTGACTCCGTTGCAGTACAACGATCCCGAGCAGTGGCTTCTGCTTGGACGGCCGAGCTTCGCTATCGGCCTGACGAAGGATGCCGAGAAGCTCGTCCAGCAGGCAGTGGACGATCCCCACAACCCGCCCGAGCCGGAGAAGGGCTGGAGGTTCGAGGCTCCCAAGGAGGAGTCCGAGCCTGAGCCGGATCCGGGCGCAGGCCAGAACGGAGGCTCATCGTGACGCTGGTCGGCACGAAGACTCGCGAGGCACAGGCACCGGTCAGCCTGGCGCTGCCCACCGCTACCGATCCGCTGTTCCTGGGAACCGCGTGTGATCGCGGACCCACGGACACCTACATGACCGTGAAGAACATGTCGGAGGTCCTCAGCAAGATGGGCCTGCGGGTGTTGTACTCCAACGGGTACGACTATCTCGACTACTACTTCAGCCAAGGCGGGAGCCGTGCGTTCGTCGCGCGCTACGTCGGCCCTGCGGCTGTGAAGGCGACCGTCACCATCACTGACGCCGTGGCAGCGATCGTGTTCACTGCTACGGCTGTCGGACCGGGCGCGTGGTACAACGGCATCAACGTCCAGGTGGTCGTCGGCACCGGCACAGAGCGATCGATCGTCATCACGCATGACACGGATCTCGATGTGCAGGAGAACTCGGGCATCTGGAACACCAACGCCGAACTGCTGGCGTGGTCGCAGAACAGCCAGTACATCAGGCTGACCGTCGGGGCATCGGTGCTTCAGCCAAACGTGCAAACCAAGAACCTCGGCGCCACCGTGCCCGGCGCCGACGACTTCAGCAACGTCAGCGACGCGACGGCGCTGACTGCGCTGAATACGTTCATCAAGGACCTCGGTCCGGGCCAGGTGGCGTTCAGCCAGCGCACGTCGGCAACGGCGCAGGGTCAGCTTCTCGATCACGCTGCCGTGAACAACCGCTTCGCGCTACTCGATCCGGCTGACGGCCTGACCGACACCGGTGCCATCGCTGCGGCGGCTGCGTTGCGCTCGCACATCAACGCCAAGCGTGGCGTCCTGGGCTGGCCGTGGATCGACATGGGCGGGCTGACGCCCAACACCTACCGCGCGATTCCGCCCTCAGCAGCATTCGCGGCACTGCTGGCACGCAACGACAGCAACGGCGTCTCACCGGGGCAGCCTCCCGGCGGCGACTACGGCGTTCTCGAGCAGGCGCGCAAGACGCATCTGAGCGTGACGCTCAACGACGTCCAGCGTGAGGCGCTGAACGAAGGCAGCGTCAGCATGATCATCTCCAAGAACGGGACGATCAAGGGCTACGGCTTC